ATGGTGGCCTTGGCTGGTTGTTCCCGTTCTATGACAAAAAGGGCAATCTGGCCTTCAAACATTTCCCGGCCTATGAAGTTCTTCCGTTTTGGGCTGACGATGATCACACCATCCTTGATTCTGCTATCCGTCTTTACCCGCAGGAAGTGTGGGATGGATATACCAAGAAAATCATTGAACGGGTTGAACTGTTCAAGACCGATGGCCTTTACCGGTATATCTATCTCATT